CGTTCCAATTACCCGCACCATAACTACCACCGTTATTTGAGAGATCAGTAGCAAGATTATAATTATTGACATCACTACCAATCGTAACGGTAAAGTCAGCAGAGGCAGCGGCAGCGGGAGTAACGACACCAAAACCTAAAACTTGATAACCAAAACTCATTACATTAGTCCTTATTAAGCATCAGTTGCAGCAGATGTTGTGAAGAAAATCTGAATACCTAATAATCTGGCATCTGCCGATTGGTCGTCGGCCGAAACATCTCTCTCAATGTTAAAGAATGTCATGGCATCATCAGCGGCGTTTGCTATTGTTAAAGCACCACTTACGGCAGTGACATCTACATCATTAGATGTGCCACTGTGTGCTTTTGCTGTAGGAGCAACTGCTGTACCAAAAGCAGTGTCAATAACACCATTGTCAACAGTAGAACCCCCTGCCAATGACCATGAAACTGTTCCTGTATTTGTTCCTGTTACCGTAAAGAAGGCTCTAAAGGTGACCGTGCCAGCATTCCATGACTTTGGAAAAGCCACCGTGAACTGTGCATTTTCATCACTACTAGGATCAAAGTCTAAACACTTTAATTCTGGACGGCCAGCGGTTCCCTCTACTTGAGCGAGTGCAGCGCAGCCGCCAGTCGTTGTTGGATACATTGCAGCGGCGGGAACATATATTGTTTCTAAACCAGCAGTTTTTATAACCGCACTAGCTACAGTTGCACCAGCAGTATCAAGATCAACTGTACCGTCAGCCGCAATTGCAATCGCACCAGCGGTTGTTGCAGTACCAATCGTACAAGCATCTTTGAGTAATAGGTCATCAACCAGTGTTACAATACCAGTGGCTGCAATTGTGATAGCAGATGTTGAAGAAGCAACACCTATAGTGCCGCCGTCTTTAATTAGAATATCATCAGCAAAGGTTACGATACCACTATCTGCTAAAGTCATTACAGCGGCGACAGTTGCATTACCTATAGTCCCACCATCCTTGATTAAGATATCATCAGCAAAAGTAACAATGCCTGTGGATGCTAAAGTCATTACAGCAGCGACAGATGCGTTACCTATGGTCCCAGCATCCTTAATTAGAATATCGTCAGCGAAAGTAACAATACCAGTAGATGCTAAAGTCATTACAGCAGCGACAGATGCATTGCCTATCGTACCGGCGTCTTTGATTAAAATATCGTCAACAAAAGTCACAATACCAGTGGATGCTAAAGTCATCACCGCAGCAACAGATGCGTTACCTATAGTTCCAGCGTCCTTAATTAGAATATCATCTACGAATGTTACTATACCTGTTGAAGCAATAGTAATAGCAGAGGTGGAAGATGTAACACCAATTGTGGCGGCATCTTTTAAAATTAAATCATCCACCAAAGTGACAATACCTGTGGATGCGATAGTAATAGCAGATGCCGACGATGCAACACCAATCGTACCACCATCCTTAATTAGAATATCATCTACAAATGTTACGATACCTGTTGAAGCAATCTGCATCGCAGCGGTTGAAGATGCAGAACCAATATTACCGTTATCTGGAACAATCACACCACCATCAGCTGAAAGTGTGATAGTGGTTGCAGAGATTGCACCATTGAATATTGCCTTACCCGCAGCACTCATATCAAGTGTGAGTGCTGTTATATCAGAAGCATCATCAGTGCCCTTAAAGATAATATCTGCATCGCCTGCTTGAGCGTCTATCGTAATGTCTCCAGAACTTGTTGCGATACTAACGGCAGCATCACCAGTGGTAATATTATCAGCAGCGACATTTGAGCCCGAACTAACAGTATTGTCCAAGGTGACAACATCTGAATTCAGAAGATTATACTGAACTCTGAGAGTTTCTAGTGTGTCTGTAGTATTTACTGTTGTTGATGTTACAGCCATTTTTCCCTACCTTTTCAATATTTATAAAGGATTTCCTCGACAAATTTACTTTTCTGTTTTTCACGCAACTTTGCTCTTTTCTCTCTTTGAGCTTCAAGTCTTTCACGATGTTGTCTATATGATTTAGTTCTGCCGTCAAATAATACCTTTTTCTTTTTCTTCTTTTTTCTAACGATAGGTTCATCAACCATCCCTGGCGGTGCGTTTGCCACAGAAGTTGTTGGCGCATCTTCATCAATTTCTTGACCAGTGCGAACATCTACCTCTTTCCAAAATTTCATTGGTTCAAATCCTCCAGCCCTACATATATTTCTTCTTTTGTTTTGAGATGTACAACAGGAAATATATCCACACCCAATATGGAATCAATCGGTGCCTCATCCTTGTAAGCAATAACTTTATCACCTTTCTTTGCAGCCAACTCCTCTTCCTCTTTACTCAATATATCATTTGCTAATGTGTATTCACCTTTAGGAAGAACTTCACCAAATCCTATAACTTCCTCTGATATGGAATCATCTATTTCATATCCCTGCTCTTTCAAATATTTCATAAATTCCTTTTCAAAAACATCTGGATCATCCACTGACTCTTTGAAAGTATCTTTGAGAAGGAATAACGCAGCAGCATAACTTCCCAACTTAGTTCTAAGTCCAGGCACCTTTCCGAATATTTTTTTGATGTTGAATACAAGTTTATGGAGAACAGTGTATGCGCTCTTCTCTTCTGTTGTGCGAAGTGTGGTTGGTTTATTTGTNCCTGGCTCTAACTCTCGTTTTCCATTCTCATCTATAATTCCAAGTTTGAACGCATCAGTATTCTTAAATGGAGTAACCAACAATTTTATAAACCTATATGTTACAAATAAATCTATCGCTCTGCCCATTACAGTTTCCTTAATGTATCTAAAGTATATTTATCTTCCTCAATCCTAGACAACTCATCTTCTCTTATCATATTTAAATACAATAAAAAAGACTTGAGTGTACCAAAATACTCTTGCTGTATTTTATACAAGAGTAAAGTCACGCAAGCCTCTGGCCCAAACAGATTTCTTAATATGATGATATGATTGAGTATCAATCTTTCTTTGAGTATATTTGTCTCTTTATACTTTCTCAAAAGACGCTTAATATATTTAAACCTCTTCATATCATCATAAAATTCTTTTTCACCTTCGCAATGAGGATTATCATAATGCCTAATTGCGAACATAGTGATATTTTCACTAGTTATCTTTTTATACATTACATAATTTTAGCACGCAACTTACATTGATTAGTATCAGTCATCTCATAAGTCAGATTTAACGAAAGGCCACCTTCTCTTTGATGGGAAATACCATCATCATTCATAAATTCAGTATGTGGTGTATCAAGGTCTTTACCAAAACGACCACCAAACAAAGTAAGAGGCAAGTTAACACTACCACTTTCTTCTGTCATTGGAGGAACTTGGTCAAATGTCAATCCAAGTTTCATAAGAGAGTTTCTAATATGTCCAATTGCATATCCACTATCTTGTTGGCTCCCCTCTAAAATTTTTCCTACCATCGCATTGATTTTTTGGATGATAGCTTCACTAAAAAATCCATTAGATGGATTTTCTACATGACCAAAGGGTTCAGTATTTACGCTAAACGCATCCCCTTCATTGATATATTTTGCAAATGACTTCATCTTCCTCTCCATCTTATGATAGATTGTTTAGTTAAAAGTAGTGGGGGGTAATTAAACCCCCCACCAAAGTATAGTTAAGCAACAGCAACACCTGTACCGGCATCGGCTGCCCGAGTTCCACCACCACCCGTTGATACAAGTGCCCAAGAAGCACCTGTCCAACGTAATAGAGCGTTATCGCCAACAGCAGCTATATCAGCAACTGCATATGCACCCAAAGTATCAGCAGGAGTGACTTCATTAGTATTTGTTCCCGAAGCTTTGGCAACAAAAATCTCTTGACCAATCACTGTTCCGTCAGCAAGTGTAAGCGCACCTGTGCCAGTACTTGTAACCAAGTGAGTACGAGTTCCAAGAGCAAGAGCAACTGCTGTACTAGCAACCTGCACTTGAGCACTAGAACTAGGAACTGTTCCACCAAAGACTGTACTAAAAGTAATCTTTTTGTTAACTGGTGTTCCAGCAGGACCATCTACAACATGCAACAAGTCTGTTACATCTGGTGCAGCGGTCAGTTCTGTAAGTGCTGTAATTTTCTTATCAGCCATTTAATTTCTCCTTTAAAAGTTAAATGATATTACGCAACCGCAACACCTGTACCAGCTTGAACCGCACGAGTTCCGCCACCACTTGTGGAAACGAGTGCCCAAGAAGCACCTGTCCAACGCAACAAGGCATTATCACCAACAGCAGCAATATCAGCAACCGCATAGGCACCTAATGTGTCAGCAGGAGTGACTTCATTGGTGTCTGTTCCAGAAGCCTTTGCAACAAAGATTTCTTGACCAATGACAGTACCATCAGCAAGTGTAAGAGCACCTGTCTGTGTGCTTGTAACCAAGTGAGTACGAGTGCCAAGAGCAAGAGCAACCGCCGTGGCGCCAACTTGTACTTGAGCACTGGAACTAGGAACATTTCCACTGAAAAGTGTACTGAATGTTAGTTTTTTGTTAACAGGCGTTCCAGCTGGACCGTCGATAACATGCAACAAATCTGTTACATCGGGAGCCGCTGTAAGCTCCGTGAGTGCTGTAATTTTCTTATCAGCCATTTATTTTCTCCTAATAACCCCCATGCTTAATTGCACTTTGGGGGGAATGTTACTGAAGGTATGAACGCATCATCCTTCATCACTTTCTTCATCATCTAACTTTTTGAGAAAATCATCGCATTGTTGAATTGCACCAGCAAGTGCGTTTTGCAATGCGACATTTTCTAATTTTGCTTTTTCAATTTCTTGTTGTTTAATCTTTGTGCTTTCTAAATCTCCTACCAAAGCCTCTTTTCTTTCCAAAATGGATTCTGCATTAATACTCATAATTCACCTCATAATATTGTTTGTTGTATGGTTATTTAGGACACCGTGAAAGAAGCATTTTCATCAAGTTGAAGCAAGAACTCAGCCTTATCTCCATCTTCCAATGCAAAGTTTCCGAAACCAGACGGGCCCTCATCGGAACCACCATCGTCAAGCCTCAACCCTTCGTCCCGTGTTTCACTTAAAATTATATCGCTGTATTTCATAATTCTGCCGGTATTTTCTGTGAAAGAATCATTAGATAGAATACCCAAAGTATTGTTGGTTACGGCAGATGTTTGCGTATCGACTGAAGCAGCAAGTTCAAAAGCAACAATTCCAGCATCTAGATTAGATACGCTTCTACGGAAAGTCAATGTTTCAAAATCTGAACCCAGAGCGGTTGCTTGTTTCAATACAATATTCACATCACCAACCACAGCGACTGGCTCATTGAAATACGCATATACAACAATGTCACCAAGAGTAGAGGAAGCAACACCTGTGAAAGTGTCTCCATCTGGATAGAACTTTGTCTTATCTGTGAGATTACCAATCGTACACATAATTACTGTTGGGTCACCCACACCACTTTCCCGCAGACTTCTGCTACAGACAAGAATTTCTGGGTCAGCATCTGCATTATCATTTCCCTGTGATGCTGTACCGGCTGCCATTACCCAACCAGTATCAGTGGCGACACAAAGACCTCTAGCATAGTCGCTGCCTCCTCCAGAACCTGTTGGTAAGAATTTGGGTGCGTTTTCTGCATCACCATCTTGATATCTCAAAAAATGTTCAGCAGCAGACGCAACACCAGCACCATCTCCGTTAAAAATTATTTTGTCACCGGCATTTGCACCAGCACCATCTGTTCCGCCGTCTTCCATTATAATGAAACCGGCATTTCTTCTACTCCAAAGCGACATTTTGCTCTCCTATTCTTATCGAATATGTTTTTATTATATTTATACTATTTAAACCCTAGACGCTTCAATTCACCAATAGTTTTTGCAACATCGGTATGACGAATACCAATACCACCTTTGTTTTCCCACTCTCTTATATTCTTCATATAATCGTCTATCAAAATATTCGGTTTACCGTCTGTTTTAGCATATAGTTTTTTATCTGCTCGTTTGACCAGATTGATATTGCGTGTTGGGACACCTGTATGCCTGGCTAACCATGTCATTTTACCATTCTTAGAACTTGGATCACGACCAGAATACGCTGACAAGATGTAAGGATTATACCGAGAAATAAACACATAAAGTCTTTTACCCCCTGGCATCCATTCAAGATTTGCCCAGAAACCTTTTGTCTGGTTAATCTTGTTCCACCGTTCATTCTTATCAGCAGTTGCAAAATCACCACCAACGGCTTCATCTGCACCTTTCATAAAATTACATAAAACTCCGTCCATATCACAATAGATATTTGGTAAGTCTCCTTTTGAGACTTCTGTCATTTGCAAAAGTGTTTTCATAAGTATACTCTATCAGATATCTATCCTATTTGTCAGCCTTTTATTTCTGGATTTAATGTAACAACAGACATATCATCACCCGTCATTGTCTTGCCAGGTTTTGCCTTAACTGAACGAGCCTTTTTCATCTCAATATTTTCACGGTCAGAAGCTTCCCAAACCTTCTGCACTGCATCTTTCATGCTTTGCATTTTCAACTCATACTGTTTTTGAAGTGCCTCACCAATCTTCTCTTTATCTTTTTCAGATGGGTCTTCTTTGCCTGTCTTTTTCTCAGAACCTGATTTATAGTTCTTATCAACATAGTCAAAGAATTTCTTCTTCTCTTCATCTGACTTCAAATCAGCAGGAGAGTTGATTTTGAATTTCTTCATGGCTGCACTGAAGAACTTTTCATATTCTTCTTTTTTGCCTTCATCAAGTTCAGCCTCTTCTTTCTTTTTCTTTTTTCCACCATTACCATCATGATTGTGGTGAGATTCTGACTTTGTGATTTTAAGTTCATTAATTGAAACACCCT